GCTGGAACAGGTGCCAATGCTAACGTACTCTTTACTAAGGTAGGTTTTTACGCATAATAAGTATGAAATTAATCACAGAACATTTAGATCAGCTTGAGTATATTACTGAAGCAAAAGACAACGGTGAAAAGAACGTTTTCATCAGAGGAGTCTTTATGCAGGCGGAGCAAGAAAACCGTAACAACAGGATTTATCCAAAAGCTATTCTCGAATCAGCTTGTGGTAAATATGTTAAAGAACAAGTAAAAACTGGCCGGGCGGTGGGTGAATTGAATCACCCCGAAGGACCAGCGATTAACTTAGACAAAGTTTCACACAGAATTACCGAACTTAATTGGAATGGTAATGATGTTGTTGGAAAGGCACTTATACTTGATACACCAATGGGCAAAATCGTGAAAGGTCTCGTTGAAGGTGGATGTAAGTTAGGTGTCTCTAGCCGTGGTATGGGTACTGTTGAGCAAAAGGATGGCAAATCATATGTTAAGGGCGATTATGTCCTTTCAACTGTTGATATTGTCCAAGATCCTTCAGCTCCTTCTGCTTTCGTTGAAGGCATTATGGAAGGGGTCGAATGGATTTGGGAGAATGGCCTTCTCAAACCTCAGCAAATTGAAGAATATGAGACTGAAATTAATAAAGTTCCACTTGGGCGCGTAAGCGAAGCTCAGGAACGGATCTTCAATGATTTCCTCTCCAAACTCTAAATCAAAACAAGAATATATGTCAGACGAAAACCAAATTATAGAAGACGTAGAGGAAAAGGACCTTGTTGGGAATCAGGAGCTTGTGCAGGATAATCCTGAAGAAGTTGCTGAGGACACAAGACAAACTTTGACTCAAGCCGTCGTAGACGCGCTTCTTAGCGAAACTAAGAAGAATGAATCCGAAGATGAATCCGATGAGGATGATGACGATTCCGAAGAAGAAGTAGAAGAAGCTAAATCTACAACTAAAACAGAAGAAGAAGATTCCGATGAGGATGATGACGATTCTGAAGAAGAAGTAGAAGAAGCCAAATCTACAACCAAAACCGAAGAAGAAGATTCCGATGAGGATGATTCAGTAGAGAATAAGGACGATAAAGATGAGGATGATGATTCTGTAAAAGAAGTCAACCTTCCTAATGTTAAGACTAAGGCAGGTTATCTTGCTGCAAGTTTCGACGCTCTTAAGTCCATGAAGAAATCACAACTCGTTAACGCCTATAAAGGTATTAATGTGAGTGAAGATGAAGGCGAAGTAGTAGTGCCAAAAACAAAGGCAGATATTGTCAACGCAATGTACAGTCAACTTAAGACTATGCAAAAAGAACAGCTGACAGCCTCTTATAAGGCTATCCAAGATTCTTGCGGTGATATTGACGAGGAAAAAGAGATCGAAAGCTATGTTGAAGATCTTAAAATCCTTGCTGACTCTGAACAAGAATTGACTGAAAGCTTTAAAGCTAAGGTTGGTACACTGTTCGAAGGTGCTGTTGCAAACCGCGTTGTCGAGATCAAAGAATCTCTTGAAAATCAGTATAATGACGATCTTCAAGAAGAAGTAGTCTATATCCGTGAGTCGCTCGTTACTAAGATTGATGATTATCTTTCTTATGTAGTAGAAACATGGATCGAAGATAATCAAGAATTCGTTGATACTAAGCTCCGCACAACAATCGCAGAAAACTTCATGCATGCTCTTCAAGGTGTGTTCACTGAACATTACATTGAAGTACCTGAGTCTAAGGTTGATCTTGTTGATCAACTTTCCGATGAAGTTACTACTGTTAAGGAGTCACTCGCAGGAGTTCAAGGAAAGAATGCGGTTCTCGCTGAAGAAGTTGAAAGTCTTCATCGTGAAAAGATTCTCTCTGAAGCAACTGCAGATTTGGCTTCGACACAAGTCGCTAAACTCTCTTCTATCATTGAAGAGGTTGACTTTGTAGATGCTGAAACATTCGCAACTAAGGTAGCCACTATTAAAGAAGGCTTCTTCTCTAATTCTGATTCGAAAGAAACCATCATTACTGAATCAACTGGTTCAACTAACGTAAAAACAATCGTCGAGGGGGAAATTGATTCAAATAGCAATCTGTCAGGTGACATGAAACGCTATGTTTCAACTCTCTCTCGCTTCAAATAACCCGACCAAACAACAAAAGAAAGACAAACTATTATGCTAAACGCAGAAAAAGAAATCCAAAAGTGGGGCCCAGTGCTTGAACACGCTGACGCTCCCCCTATCAAAGACACTTATCGTAAAGCTGTTACCGCTAAACTTCTCGAAAATACCGAGATTGCTATGCGCGAACAGTCTCAAGCATCCACATTCGGTGTAATGAACGAGGCTGATGCCAATCAAAGCACACTAAATGCTGTAGGCCCTGATCCAGTGCTTATCTCATTGGTGCGGCGTGCAATGCCTAATCTTATTGCATATGATGTTGCAGGTGTCCAGCCTATGAGCGGACCTACCGGCCTCATCTTTGCGATGAAAGCCCGTTATAATCCTAATCACACCCCAATCACCACAGTCGAGGGTAATCACCCTGAAGCTCTCTTCAACGAGGCTGACACTGATTTCTCTGGTCCAGACTCTCCCGCCCACGGTGAAGGTCTCTACCATGAGGCTGTTACTGCTGTTCCAGGGGCTACTCCACCTGTAGCTGGAGTAACTGCCGCTACGACAGGAACTGGTTTTGAAACCATCGACGCCGAGCGCGCAGGTGAAACCGGAACGCATCTCGCTGAGATGGGCTTCACTATCGAAAAGTCGACTGTTACTGCTAAGACTCGTCAGCTTAAGGCTGAGTACTCTATGGAGCTTGCTCAAGATCTCAAAGCTGTACACGGCCTTGACGCTGAGTCCGAGCTTGCTAACATTCTTTCCGGTGAGATCCTTGCTGAAATCAACCGTGAGGTGATTCGCAGTATCGTTGTTACTGGTAAGAAGGGTGGAGTTGGTACAACAGGTGTATTTGACCTTGTTACTGATGCTGATGGCCGTTGGGCTGTCGAGCGGTTCCAGTCTTTGATCTTCCAGATCGAGCAAGAAGCTAACGCTATTGCTATTGACACACGCCGCGGCAAAGGTAACTTCGTTATCTGTTCGAGCAATGTTGCTTCAGCTCTTGCTGCAGCTGGTAAGATCACCTTCGCAGGTGAAGGTGAACTCGCTGTTGATGCTACTGGTAATACATTTGCTGGTACTCTCAATGGGCGTCTTAAGGTGTATGTTGATCCATATTCTACAACTGACTACGCTACTGTTGGTTATAAAGGATCTTCTCCTTATGACGCTGGTATGTTCTACGCGCCATACGTCCCTCTCACAATGGTTCGCGCTATTGGAGAGAACAGCTTCCAGCCTAAGATTGCCTTTAAGACCCGTTACGGTCTTATTGCTAATCCGTTGACTGGAGCCGGTGACGGAATTGGAAGTGCATTGAGCAACCCTTACTACCGTACCTTCCGCGTTAAGAATATTAACGTTGGTGCTTAAAGTTAAGACGGTTTAAATCAAACCAAATATAAGAGGGTCCTCGAAAGGGGGCCCTCTTTTTTGTATAAATATTATTATGGCTCAGAATAATTTAACTGCTAACACCAATCTTCTTTCTCCAGTAGGTTTTAGACTCACGATTAACCGGCAGAAGTACGCTAATACAGAGTACTTTATAACAAGCTTTGCACTGCCAGAAGTGACATCGGGTGAAGTTCAAATGAATTTTAGAGGAGGAATTTCCTATCAAACAAGTGAAACGCGGCAGTTCGGAGGACTGAATTTGAGGTTTGCTATTGATGAGGATATGAAGAACTATACAGAAATATACAATTGGCTAAAGGACAATACTGAAAAACACGAAGTCTCTGATATGATTCTTTCTGTAATGTCAAGCCACAACATTGTCAATAAGCAATTTCAGTTTAAGAACGCGTTCCCCATTTCATTAAGCGGTGTTGATTTTAATGTGCAATCAAACGATGTTGAATACGCACAAGCCGACGTATCGTTCAGATACGACGAATTTATGATCATAAAATAAGAATAAATAATACTATATGATGGATCTGAATAACATTTTAATTATGTGGAAAAAGGACGCGGTAATCGATGACATTTGTCTCGATGAAGAAACGATTAAATCTTCTAAACTGCACGCGAAATACCTAGAGCTCTTTTCTATGGCAAAACTAATGCTTAAGAAAAAGGAAATGGAGCATGGCTCTACGAAAAAGGATAAGTGGTTGTATTATACCGGGAAGATGACCAAAGATGATATGGACAGCCGCGGCTGGAAATACGATCCATTTGACGGTATGAGCAAACCTATGAAATCTGACATGGATATGTATTATTCTACAGATGAAGATCTTGTCAAAATTAAGGCTCAGGTCGATTACCAGAAGACCATTATTGAAACTCTCGAAGAAATTATGAGTAATATCCGATGGAGGCATACTCATATAAAGAACATATTGGACTTTAAGAAATTCACCTCTGGCATGTAATGCTGACAGCACACAAAAAAGACGAAACTAAAGTAGTCCTTAGGTCAGACGATTCTGGCATTCTAATGGAACTAAGCGAATACTTTACCTTTTATGCAGAAGGTTATAAGTTCATGCCAGCCTACAGAAACAAATTGTGGGATGGTAAGATACGTCTTTTTGATTCGAGATCACAGACTATTCCTTATGGTTTGATGAAAAGAGTCGCTGATTTTTGCGCTGAGAGAGGTTACAAACTAGTGCACGATGAGTCACTAAAAAACCATAGCTTCCACGAAAGAGGAGACCTCGAAAAATTTATAGAAGGATCTGTAATTAGTCTGAAGGAGAAATTGATTCGGCCGAGAGATTACCAGCTTGACGCATTTGTACACGGAGTACAGAACAAAAGAGCCATATTAATTTCACCTACTGGTTCGGGAAAGTCACTCATTATCTATATGCTGATGCGGCACTATTTGAACAATGAGATGGATAAGAAAGTGCTGGTCGTTGTTCCAACTACTTCCTTAGTTGAGCAAATGTATAAAGACTTTGAATCTTATTCTTGGCAAGACAGCTCATTCGACGTTGAAGAAGATGTTCATAGGATCTATTCAGGCAAAGAGAAAATAAACTTTGAAGCTTCAGTAGTTGTTACTACGTGGCAAAGCGCTATTAAATTGCCTCAGTCGTGGTTTGTTAATTATGGTATGGTGATAGGAGATGAGGCTCATACGTTCAAAGCTAAGTCTCTAACTACAATAATGAACCGATTAGTGAATGCTGGTTTTAGGATTGGTACTACAGGAACAATCGACGAGGCAGTCTCTAACAAGATGACGCTTGAAGGAAACTTTGGGCCTGTATACGATGTCACTACAACAAAGAAATTGATGGATGCTGACACTCTCGCTCAACTCAATATTCAGTGTCTGGTTCTTAAGTATGCCGAAGAAGAGCGGAAGATATGTAAAGGCCTAAAGTACCAAGATGAGATTGATTTCATTGTTAGTCATGAAAAGAGAAATCGTTTAATTGTAAATCTAACGTGCGATCAAGAGGGCAATTCTTTAGTACTATATAACCTAGTTGGCAAACACGGGAAACCGCTCTATAATGCATTTGTTAAAAAGCTTAAAGGGACAGGAAGAAAGGTGTTTTTTGTGTCAGGCGCTGTAACTGCAGAGGAAAGAGAGAGAATCCGGGAATTGACCGAACAAGAAAAAAACGCTATTATCGTAGCGAGCGTAGGAACATTTTCAGTGGGTATAAATATTATTAACCTACACAACATCGTCTTTGCCTCTCCTACAAAATCACAAATACGTGTTTTACAATCGATTGGTAGAGGCTTACGGAAAACCGCGGATGGACGAGGTACAACAATTTATGATTTAGCCGATGATCTTTCATGGAAAACCAAGAAGAATTACACGCTCAATCACGCAATAGACCGCGTTAAAATATATGCTAAACAGAAATTCAAATATGAAATACACGAAGTACCACTATGAATGAAGCGCTTAAAGATTACATGAGAGATTTCTGTTTGATTGGTTATAGACTCGTTGATGGCAGTCATATCATTGCAAATGAAGATCACTACAATTCTGATGAAAAAGCCTTCTATGTAAGTGGTGCAGTGCAGGTCAATGTGTGCCCCGAAGGTAGAATGTTTCTCGCTCCGTGGCTAATTAATGACATTGATGAACTAGTACGATTACTAGATTCTAATATTATAGCATCATCTCCACCGATTGACGACATTGCAATCCAATACCACCGGTATCTTCTAATAAGTAATCTTAATGGTGTTTTATCACCAAATGAAATCAAGGCTGTTATCAATGAATTGTTTAATACTGGATTAGATAAGGATGATAGTGATGGAGGTATCTTTAATAAGTATCCATCACTAAAGCCAAAGGATTTAGAATGGAGAAAGCAGTGGAAGTCAGGATTCAGTAATTGAGTTCTCTTTTGTTGTTCTAAGAATATTATACCCTATTCTGTAAACTATGTAAACCAAATAATGCACAAACGCGTAAATATGTTATGTACAAACGCGTTATATTAGGGTATAATACATCTACAGAACATGAAAAAGAAACCTAAAGACCGACCGCATTATGTCAACAACAAGCAGTTTTCTGGCTCAGTTGTTGACTATGTGAATTCAGCAAACGAAGCTCGTAGTAAAGAAGTAGAAGAACCAAGAATCACCGAGTATATTGGCACTTGCTTCCTAAAGATTGCTGAAGGCCTTTCCCACAAACCAAACTTTTCTGGATACACCTACCGCGAAGAGATGGTAATGGACGCTGTCGAAAATTGTGTTAAGGCGATTATGAATTATGATGTAAAGAAAGCGACCCGCACTGGTTTACCCAACGCATTCTCTTACTTTACACAGATTTCATTTTATGCGTTTTTGAGACGAATCGCTAAAGAGAAAAAGCATCAAGATATTAAAGAACTTTATATGGAACACGCAGGAGCTGATGGCTTTATGCACGTTTCAGGCCATCCCGACGCAACAGGCATTGTTGATAGGTTGCGGTTTAAATCACAGATGATCAGAAATCGTGCCGCAGACAATAAAAACTTTGACCCCGTCCTCATAAAGAAGAAGCGCGCAAAGAATAAAACTATTGGCATACTTGACGAATTCTTGTAATATGCGAGTCGCTATAATCAACGATACTCATTCAGGGGTAAAGAACGGGTCTGATATTTTCTTAGATTATTCTGCTAAATTCTACGATGAGGTTTTCTTTCCGTATCTGCTAAAAAACGACATTAAGGATATCATCCATCTTGGTGACTATTTCGATCATCGAAGGTTTGTCAACTTTAAGGTTCTAAAGCACAATTACGAAGTCTTTATTAAGAAGCTTTACGATTATGATATGTACATGGATATAATTCCGGGCAATCATGATGTATATTATAAAAACACAAACAACCTAAATTCTCTAGAGCAGATCTTGGCAAAATATGACGATAGAATCCGAATTCAAATGGAGCCTACTGTCAAGAATATCGGAGGATTAGATATTGGTTTGCTTCCGTGGATTTGCGAAGATAACCAAGAGTCCTCAATGGAGTTTGTCAAAAACTCTAAAGCGTCAATCCTCATGGGCCATCTTGAGTTGGGAGGATTTAAATATATGGGCAACGCCAATATTAAATCTCATGGTTTGGATAAATCTCTGTTCGATCGGTACGATGCAGTATATTCTGGCCATTATCATACTAAGAGCAGCGAAGGCAATGTAACGTATCTTGGAACTCAATATCAACTAACGTGGTCAGATGCGAATGATCCTAAATATTTCCACATCCTCGACACCGAGACTAGAGAGCTTGAGGCTATTAGAAACCCAAATGTTCTTTTTCAGAAAATCTATTACGACGAAGATGCTATTCCAGAAATAAGTTCTGACCTAATTAAAGAAACATACATAAAGGTCATTGTCACAAAGAAGAAAGACTTATTTGTTTTTGACAAGTTCATGGAACAGATATATGATTTTAATCCGTATGAAGTCAGAATCATAGAAAACTTTGATGAATACGCCGGAGATAAAATTAATGACCAAGATGTAAAAGTTGATGATACACCAACGCTATTAAACACGTATATTGACGCAACAGAAACAAACCTAGACGCTGATGTTCTTAAGAAGATGATGCAAGAACTTTTGGTTGAAGCCCAAGCACTAGACACTATATAATGATTATATTTAAGAAACTCACCTGGAAAAACTTTCTATCTACTGGAAACAACGAATCCACAGTGTATCTCAATAGAGATAGCGCCACTCTTGTAGTTGGCTCGAATGGTTCTGGAAAATCCACTATGCTAGATGCATTATCCTTCGCGTTGTTTGGAAAGCCTCACCGCAGTATTAACAAACCGCAGTTAATCAATTCTATTAACAACAAAAACTGTTTAACTACTGTTGAGTTCAGCGTTGGAACTATCGAATATAGGATAGTCCGCGGAATCAAGCCAAACATATTTGAAGTATACCGAAATGGAAAACTGCTCAACCAAGAATCTCACTCCCGCGATTACCAAAAAATAATTGAGCAAAACATTCTAAAGCTAAATCACAAATCATTTCACCAAGTAGTCGTATTGGGTTCTTCAAACTTTATTCCGTTCATGCAGCTGCCCTCCCATCAGCGTAGAAATGTTATTGAGGACCTACTTGATATTGCTATTTTTACAAAAATGAATGGAGTGCTTAAAGAAAAAATCGTTGCACTTCGTCATACAATGTATGACACCGAGAACGAGTTGAATATTCTTAAGGAAACTCTTAAACTCCAAACATCGCACATTGATGAGTTGAAGAAGATTGATTCTAGTCAAGAGGAAAAAAGAGCAAAAGAGATCGCTGATGTTGATGAAGAAATCAACGGGTTGTTTGATAGTAATGGAGCTCTCCAAAGTGAGTACGATTCAAGCTATACAGACACTGTAGATAACCATAAGAAGGCAACATCAAACAAAACAACTCGTACTGTTGAGATTTCCAATCTTAAAAGAAAAATGGATGATGTTGTTAAAGAGTCTATGTTCTATGCGAAGAACGATCATTGTCCTACATGTGCTCAGGACATCTCACAAGATCTTAAGACGAGTAAGAACGAAGAATGTAAGCACCTCGCGAAATCTCTTAATAGTGAATATGGTGATACAAAGAACGAATTAAAGGTTGCTGAATCTGAAGTAGATAAGTTGTATGCACAGATCGTTCATTTGAATGAAGTCAATAGCAGCATGCTTCAGAACACAACAAGAATTAATATTCTTAAAAAACGTGTTGAATCGCTATCGCAGAACGTAGATCCACAAGATACAAGTGAAGCAGAAAGTAAACTGCTAGAAGATAAAGAGAAGAGGAACAATTTAAATGAAACACGTTTAGAACAGTCCACGCTAACTTCGTATTACGATGCTATCGCTGAACTTCTTCGTGATACAGGAATTAAGACAAAGGTTATTCGGCAGTATCTTCCTATTATGAATAAGTTAATTAATCAATACCTTCAGGTTTTAGATTTCTTTGTTCTTTTTCACCTCGATGATTCATTTAACGAAACAATCAAATCTCGTCATAGAGATGAATTCACATATTCCTCCTTTTCTGAAGGTGAAAAACAGAGGATCGACCTTAGCTTATTGTTCTCATGGAGGCAAATCGCCAAGATGAAAAACAGCGCTAACACCAACTTACTGATCCTAGATGAGACATTCGATTCGAGCATGGACGCAGATGGCGTTGACAACCTTCTCAAAATCTTAAATACGCTCGGTAAAGAAACTAATGTTTTCGTTATTTCTCATAAGCAGGATCTCCTTGAAGGAAAATTTCCAATGAAAATGGAGTTCGAGAAGGTGAAAAACTTTAGCC